AAGGGCGCAAGGACTGGGAGAGGACGTACTCCGAAGGGTTGAAGCTGCTGGGGCTCAAGGTCGAGGATCGCACCGAGCCGTGGTCAGGCGCCTGTGGGGTTTTCTCACCAATCCTCACTGAGGCGGTGGTGCGGTTCCAGAGCGAGTCGATCACCGAGACGTTCCCGGCACAGGGGCCGGTGAAGACCAACATCATCGGGAAGAAGACACGGGAGAAGGAGGACGCTGCGGCGCGTGTCAAGGACGACATGAACTACCAACTGACGGAAGTCATGACGGAGTATCGTCCGGAGCACGAGAAACTGCTGTGGAACCTGCCTATCGCTGGTTCGGCGTTCAAGAAGGTCTATTACGACCCAAGTCTGGAGCGGCAAGTGTCGGTGTTCATCCCGGCTGAGGATGTCATCCTGCCTTACGGTACGTCGGAACTGTCGTCGTGCCCACGGATTACGCACAGGATGCGTAAGAACAAGAACGACATCACCAAGCTGCAGGCGGCGAAGTTCTACCGGGACGTAGATCTCCACGAGCCCGGGAAGGACATCACTGAGATCCAGAAGAGCAAGGACAACGAGACAGGGTTCTCCGCGTCCTACGATGACCGGTACCTTCTGCTTGAGGTGCACGTAGAGCTTGACCTGCCTGGGTTCGAGGACGAAGAAGACGGTGAGCCCACGGGCATCGCGCTGCCCTACGTCGTCACGATCCTGAAGGACACCCAGGAGATCCTGTCCATCCGCAGAAACTATCTGGAGGATGACCAGACGCGGCAGTCGCGCCAGCACTTCGTGCACTACCAGTACGTGCCCGGGTTCGGAAGCTACGGGTTCGGCCTGATCCACCTCATCGGAGGCGCGGCCAAGAGCGCTACGTCGCTGACCCGGCAACTGGTGGATGCGGGCACGCTGGCGAACCTGCCCGGGGGCCTGAAGGCTCGGGGGCTGCGGATCAAGGGTGACGACACTCCCATCGCTCCGGGTGAGTTCAGGGACGTGGACGTGCCCAGCGGGACGGTGCGTGACAACATCATGCCCCTGCCCTACAAGGAGCCCTCACAGACGCTCCTGGCCCTGCTGAACGGCATCGTGGACGAGGCTCGGCGGTTCGCAGCCACTGCGGACATGAAGGTCAGCGATATGAGCGCCCAGGCCCCGGTGGGTACCACCCTGGCCCTGCTGGAGCGGCAGTTGAAGATCATGAGTGCGGTCCAGGCGCGGATGCACTTCGCCATGAAGCAGGAGTTGAAGCTCCTGGCCGCGATCATCAGGGACTACACCGACGAGGACTACAGCTACGAGGCTGAGTCTCCCGAGGGCGCCCGGGCCAAGCGCAGCGACTACCGCTACACCGAGATCATCCCGGTGTCGGACCCGAACGCGGCCACCATGAGCCAGCGGCTGGTGCAGTATCAGGCGGCGTTTCAAATGTCGCAGAGTGCGCCTCAGGTCTACAACATACCCCGGCTTCACCGGCAGATGCTTGAGGTGCTGGGGATCAAGAACGCCGACAAGCTCGTCGAACTGCCGGAAGACCGCAAACCCACCGACCCGGTCACGGAGAACATGGACGTGCTTCGCATGAAGCCGCTGAAGGCGTTTGCGTACCAAGACCACGAGGCGCACATCGCCACGCACCAGTCGTTCATGCAGGACCCCCGGATCGCTGCGGCTATCGGTCAGAACCCCGCCGCGCAACAGATGATGGCTGCGCTCATGGCGCACGTCGCAGAGCACACAGCGTTCGCATACAGGGCGCAGATCGAGATGCAGCTTGGGGTGCCGCTGCCCGCCCTGGATGAGGACGATGAGGTGCCCATCAGCCCGAGTGACGAGAAGGCCATCGCGCCGCTGATCGCTGCCGCTGCACAGCGCACAATGATGCAGAACCAAGCGCAGGCTGCTCAGCAGCAGGCGCAACAGCAGGCGCAGGACCCGGAGATGCAGCTTAAGCAGGCTGAACTCCAGCTTAAGGAACGCGATAGCCAGCGCAAGGCTATGAACGACCAGTACGACTTCGAGCTTGGGAAAGCCCGCCTGGAGCTTGACCGCATGAAGACGCTGATCGATGCCAACAAAGGCAAGGAAGACCCCCAGCTTAAGGCCGCTATGGCGCAGCAGGAACTGACCCACAAGGAGCAGGTTCACCGCCAGAAGATGCGTCAGCAGATGCAGAGCGACGCCGTCAAGGCGCAACGTGAAGCTCAGAGAGCGGCGCAGCGGGCCGCGCAACCTAATCCTGGGGTGAAGTGATGGAAGATACTAAGACTCTCGGAATCTTGCGCAAGAAGTTGCGCGAGCGTATGAATGACATCGCCGATACCGTCGCTGGTGGAGGCGCGAAAGATTTCGGTGAATACCGGAATCTCTGCGGACAGATACACGGACTGGCTGTCGCAGAGCGTGAAATCCTTGACCTACAGTCTGCATTGGAGCAATCGGAAGATGAGTGAACTTATCCTGTCGGACGGGAAAAACGAGACCGTCCTGCCTGAAACTGATGGAGAAAAGGCACGGCAAGTACCCGACCCTGTCACGTACCACCTCTTGTGCATGCTTCCGGAGGCTGAAGAGTCCTTCGACAGCGGCATTCTCAAGTCCGGTCAGACGATGCACTTCGAGGAAGTGCTGTCGCCCGTGCTGTTCGTCGTGAAGATGGGTCCGGACTGCTACAAGGATCCCCTTCGGTTCCCCTCCGGCCCGTCCTGCAAGGTGGGCGACTTCATTCTCGTCCGCCCCAACAGCGGCACGCGGCTGAAGATTCACGGGCGGGAGTTCCGCATCATCAACGACGACAGCGTCGAAGCTGTCATTCAAGACCCGCGTGGTGTGCAGAGGGGGTAAGCATGGACAGGCAAGAGTTCAAGTTCCCGGACGAAGTGCCGGTGAATACCAAGGAAGAGAAGGTTGACTTCGAGATCGAGGGCAACGACACCGAGGTCGAGGTGGTGGACGACACCCCTGAGGTGGACCGTGGTCGCAAACCCCTGGATCGTCCGGTCAATGACCCCACCGACGATGAGCTTCAGGACTACAGCGAGAAGGTGCGTTCGCGCATCAAGGAACTGACCCACGCCCGTCACGATGAACGGCGTGCCAAGGAAACCCTGGAGCGGCAGCACAACGAAGCCATCAGAGCCGCACAGGCGCTGGTCGATGAGAACAAGAAGCTCAAGGAGCAGTTGACCCAAGGGCAGACTGGGTTTATCTCCCAAGCGCAGAAGCTGGCGGAGGTGGAGGTCGAGAAGGCCAAAGCCGCGCTCAAGGCTGCACATGAGGCGGGGGATACCGAAGCCTTTGTGGACGCCCAGGCCAAGCTCAACGAGGCGGTCTTCAACCAACAACGCGTCAAGGCATTCAAGCCCCCCTTGCAAAGGGCGGCGGAACCTGATAACGTGTCGGCACAACAGGCCGCGCCTACGACACCGGTTCAGCAACCTGATGCCAAGTTTGTCGCTTGGAAGCAGAAGAACCCGTGGTTCGGTGAAGACGATGAGATGACGAGCTTGGCGTTCGGCCTGCACAACAAGCTCGCCAAAACTGGCATGACTCTCGGATCGGACGAGTACTACTCAGTCATCGACCGGAGGATGCGGCAAGTCTTCCCGGACAAATTCGAGTCCCCCGTGGACAGGTCGGAGACCCCGACCAGAAAACCCGCTACGGTTGTAGCGCCATCGAGCAGGGCAACGTCGGCCAAAAAAGTCGTGCTGACGCAGAGTCAACTGTCCACTGCCAAGCGACTTGGGCTCACCCCCCAACAATACGCACAAGCTGTTGCGGAACTGACGAGGAATGAGAATGCCTGAGACCCCACGGATCCCCCGCGAGTTTGAGACTCGCGCCAAGGCGGAGCGTCCCAAGACGTGGATGCCTGCTGAACTGTTGCCGGATCCCCCCAAGGATCCCAACTACGCGTACCGCTGGATTCGTGTCAGTACCTTGGGTACCGCCGACCCGAGGAACATCTCTTCCAAGATCCGCGAAGGCTGGGAACCTGTCAAGGTTGCAGATCACCCTGAATACGCCCACCAGTGTGACGACAAGCCTCGTCTTCCTGGCAGCGTAGAGGTTGGTGGCCTGCTGCTTTGCCGAACCCCCAAAGAACTCGTTGATCAACGGAATGCCTTCTACACCGGTCAGGCGACGGGGCAGATGGAGTCTGTGGACAACACCTTCATGCGCGAGAACGATCCCCGGATGCCGCTGTTCAAGCAGCGTCGTTCCGAAGTGTCGTTCGGACGCGGTCAATGATTCAGGAGTCATAAATGGCTTACCCCACGATTGACAAGCCCTACGGGCTTGAGCCGGTCAACCTGAAGGGCGGTATCCCGTTCGCAGGTTCGACTCGGATGATCCCCATCGGCCAAGGCTACGCCACCAACATCTTCAACGGAGATGTGGTCGGCCTGTCCAACGGCAACACCATCATCACGCCTTACAACGCGGACACGTCGTCTGGCGCTGTTGCCGGCGACATTCTCGGTGTCTTCCTCGGCTGCGAATACAGCACCGGGGCCGGCCCGATCTTCGGCAAGCTGCGGCAGCAGTACTACCCGGCGAGCACCAACGCACCGAATGCGGTGGCCTACGTGCTGGACGATCCCAACGCGCTGTTCAAGGCGGCGGTGATTGCGCAACCGCAAGGCAGCGCCAACACCCAACTGAACACCGGCACGACCATCGGCTATATGTCGCCTTCGTTCCTCGGCTCCAACGCTTTCCTGATCGCAGGCAACGGTGGTTCGACGGCGACGGGCAACTCGCTGGCTGGTGTCTCGGGTGCAAACCCAACGGTGTCCTCGTCGGTGGCGGGCAACATTCGCCAGACGGTCGGCACGGGCGCGGGCACCGCCCCTTGCCTGCGCGTGATCCAGCTTGTGCCGGATACCGCTGTCACGGTGGCCACTGCGCTGACTTCGTCGCCTTCGGCGGGTACGACCTTCACGGTCTCCTCCACCACGGGCATCGTTCCGGGCATGCAGTGCGTCATCGACGGCATCTCTGGTACGACGGCGGGTTCTCCTGGCAGCAACCTGACGGTCACGGGCGTGGTCACGTCCACCTCGACCATCACGGTCAGCACCAGCGTCACGGCCACCAGCGGTGCTTCGGTCTCTTTCATCGGGTACCCCGAAGTGATCGTCGGCTGGAACTTCGGCTACCACTCGTACCTGCTCGCCGCTGGCGTCTGAGGAGTCTGAATCATGGCAATTTCTCGTGCACAGCTCCTCAAGGAGCTTCTCCCCGGTCTGAACGCCCTGTTCGGTCTGGAGTACAAGCGCTACGGCGAAGAGCACAAGGAGATCTACGAAACGGAGACCTCCGACCGCTCGTTCGAAGAGGAGACCAAGCTCTCCGGCTTCAGCGCTGCTCCGGTGAAGAACGAAGGTCAGGCCATCTCCTACGACAACGCGCAGGAAGC